ACTACGACTACAACAAGGTGGACAAAGATGGTGGCTTCGATTATCTCATTGCTTTTAACGGCAACATCTTTCGTATTGCTTGTGATCTCTCTTTTTTCCAAGCAAATCACGGAACGTATGGCATTGGTTCTGGTGGTCAGCTCGCTCTTGGCTACCTGTATTCAGTTATCAAACCTGATGTTGACCTAGCCTACGCCAAGCGACACGCCCGTAAAGCTGTTGAGATAGCTTCGGTCCTTGACGCTAATACCAACAAGCCTTTACAGTTAGTAGTCCAGGAGAGGATGTAACGTGAATAAGACTATTGAGTACGCAGTCAATGAAGCATTAAACATTGGCAGACTAAGTGCAAATGTAAATTTCTTTGAAGCAGAACTACGTGAGAAGATTGCACAAGAGATTGAATCACATATGCCACACGGATATATGGATGACATCACACTTGCATTAACACAAGCTGCAAGAATTGCTAGAGGTCAGCATTATGCAGGCAACTGATCCGAAAGCATTGCTACTTAATGCTCTACGTGCAGGTGATGCGAAGCGTTCACGTTCTACACAGGTGCAGATAGGACCATCAGAGTTAGGTGGCTGTCGTCGTAAGGTGTGGTACCGACTTAACGATCAGCCAGAGACTAACGACAATGAGATGAAGCTCGCTGCAATTATGGGTACTGCTATTCACGCAGCCATTGAAGAAGCGTTAGCTGATAACAAAGACGTATTGATTGAAACAGAAGTTGAATACAATGGAATGAAGGCACACGTTGACTGCTTCGTACCAGGGACAGGTGATGTGATTGACTGGAAGACAAGTAAGGTGCGTAACCTTTCATACTTCCCATCAACACAACAGCGTTGGCAAGTGCAGACCTATGGATATCTACTAGCCAAGAATGGCTACGATGTCAAACGAGTATCGCTAGTTGCTATTGCACGTGATGGTGATGAACGCGATGTCAAGGTACATACAGAAGACTACGACGAGTCAATGGCACTAGAGGCATTGAACTGGTTAGAAGCTGTTAAAGCATCAGAGACAGCACCAGAACCAGAGCGTGAAGAAAACTACTGTCAGTATTACTGCAAGTTCTATGACGCAAGTGGGCAGTTAGGATGCGTTGGTCTAAAAAAAGAACGTATCGCAAGTGAAGATATCTTAATCCAAGATAAGGATGCTTCAACTAATGCGATGAAATACTTACAGTTAGATGAGAAGATCAAAGAGTTGACAAAAGAAAAAGATTCGTTAAAGTCTGCTCTTGAAGGTATCGCTGGTGTTACAGATACAGGTATCCAAGTTCGATGGAACAAGGTAGCTGGTGCAACATCAGTGGACAAAGAAGAAGTACTTGCTAAACTTGGCTTCGTACCAACAAAGCAAAGCGCAGATTCATTACGGTTAACAATCAAACAATCTGGAGGAAAGTAAATGGCTGCAAACGAAAACACAAAGTTCCAAGTTAACTTCAAGACAAACGGTGGAACTCTTATCAATCTTTATGCAACTGATGTAAAAGATTTAGAGACAGGTCTGACTGATCTATCAATGGTTGCATCTCTTATCAAGACCACTGATGCTGAACTCAATGGTGGCAAGGCATCAGCGCCAGCACCTACTGTTGATTCAGTAGCACAGGCATTTAACGCAACACCAGTTGCTGCACCTGCTGTTGTTGAAGGTCAGGCACCAAGCTGTAAGCACGGTGTGATGAGCTTCCGTACAGGTACTTCTGCTCGTGGTCCTTGGAAGGGCTGGATGTGTGCTGCACCAAAGGGTGCAACAGATAAGTGCTCAACTATCTGGGCTTAGCAAGTGCGGGAACCGCACGAGTTTGAGGTTCCTTTATGTGCTCAAGTAGGTGGCGATCTATTCTTTCCTGACCAGGAAAACGAAGGCAAGTTAGTTCGCATCAATATCGCAGCAGCAAAATCAATCTGTCGTAACTGTCAACACATCACTGAGTGTGCAGAGTGGGGTATCCGCAAGGAGCAACACGGCATCTGGGGTGGGCTGACAGGAAACGAACGACGCAAGATTCGCAAACAACGAAACATTAGATTAGAAGAGGATAAGAGTGCTTAAACTTTCCCGCGCTTGGAGTGGAGTGACCACAAAAGCCACACCACTGCCCGATGTGTGGAAGAACCTTGTCAAGCAATCTATTAAGTTTCGTCGTGGTCAAGTATGTATGGTAGCTGCAGCACCTAACGCTGGTAAGTCAATGTTCGCATTGATCTATGCCATCAAAGCACAGGTGCCAACGTTGTTCTTCTCCGCTGATACAGATACTGCGACAGTAATGATTCGCGCTGCTGCACACCTATCGGGCCATAGCCAGTTGGCTGTGGAACAGAACATAGAAAAAAGGGCTGACTATTATTCAGCACACTTAGCTAACACATCACATATTCAATGGGTCTTTGATTCAAGTCCGTCTCTGGATGATATTGAGATGGAGATCAAGGCTTACCTTGAATTGTATGGGATAGCACCTGAGTTAATTATCATAGATAATCTAATGAATGTCTCTGCTGAGACAGACAATGAGTGGGCAGGGCTACGTGCAATTATGATGGAGTTGCACGATATGGCACGTAAGACAGAGGCTTGCGTCTTAGTACTCCATCACGTATCAGAACAATCAGAGTATGGTTCTCCTATGATGCCACCACCTAGACGAGCTATCCACGGAAAGGTCAGTCAGTTACCAGCGTTGATACTGACGCTAGGTTATGATCCAACGCAGGGTCTATTGCGTATTGCATCAGTTAAGAACCGCTTCGGTCCACACTTTGCTGATGCTTCTCAATGGGCATCGCTGTTTGTGAACTTTGGTGCTTGCCAAATAGGAGATGATGATGCACAGGGTAGGGCCTACCTTCGTGCCAATGCAGAGGAAAGCGTATATGGCTAACAAGAACGGACGTAAAGGTTCTCAGTTTGAGACAGATGTTATGAAATGGCTTCGCGGTGCGGGAGTTATGGCAGAACGTTTGACTAAGGCTGGGGCAAAGGATGAAGGGGATATGGTTGTTATCATATCTGGAGAAACCTACATCCTTGAACTCAAGAACAGGCAGACGCTTTCCCTGCCTGAGTTCTGGAGAGAAGCGCAAGTTGAGGCGCTTAACTACGCAAAGGCTAGGGGTCTTGGGGAAGTTCCTCTTTCCTATGTTGTAGTTAAGCGTCGCAACGCATCAATAGATCAGGCTTGGGTAATCCAAGACTTAACTCAGTGGTTAAAGGAGAAAAAGTAATGCCAGTTCCAGAAGGTGTAATCACAACAACAGATAACTGGACAGAACCAGTTGTAGAACTAGATGAAGCAATAGCAGAAGCTGACGCAGAAGAAGCAACAGCAGAGTATGTAGAGGATGAAGATGATCTGCCAGAACTGTCTTAAAGGTGGAGCAGAGAACAGAGATAGCCACTTCAAACGTGCCACTGCTTGGCATAAGAAGTGTGACTTTAAGGGGTGCGTATGCCAGCACAAGACTGGTCCAGGGTTAGTAAAGCGGGCAAACGAAAGAACTCCGTTGATGCAACTTCAATCCCCATAGGAACTATTGTTTCCTATTACGGTGGAGAAGTAAGAGAAGGTAAGTCAGCAGCGGTTCGTTGCTGTATACATACAGACAGCAGACGTAGTGCTGTAATGAATACGTATGACAACCTGTACTTCTGCCACACCTGCGGTAAGGGTGGCAGTTCAGTAGATGTTGTTATGCACATAGAGAATTTGGAGTTTAAGGATGCCCTCAATCGTGCAATCGAAATCACTGCTGGAAGCGGCCAACCGTTACAGTCAGGCAATAAACGAAGAGGCTCTAAACTATCTCGAAGGACGTGGGATATCTGATGTAATTGCACATCAGTATTCGTTGGGTGTTGTAACAGATCCAATCAACGGTCACGAAATGCACACGGGCTGGCTTTCTATACCCTACATCACAGCTAATGGTCTGTGTGTAGGCTTCAAGTTCAGGCGATTAGATGATGGCAAGCCCAAGTATGGGTCTCCAACAGGGCAGAAGGCACACCTGTATAACGTAAGCGACATCACTATTGATAGCTCTTACATTGCAGTATGCGAAGGTGAGTTAGATACGGTGATCTTGTCTGGCTTGATTGGCATACCAGCAGTAGGTGTACCTGGAGTACAGGCTTGGAAGCCACACTTTGTCAAGCTCTTTGCTGGCTATGACAACATCTTTGTTATCGGTGACAATGACATCAAGGAAGATGGCACCAACCCAGGTGCTGAGTTCTCCAAGCGTGTCGCACAAGAGGTAACAAATAGTACAATAGTAACATTACCCCCATCAATGGACATCAACGACTATTACTTAGCTAATGGTGTGGATGCGACAAGAGCTTTAATACTAGGTGAGAAGAGTGAGTAAAGACGAATGGCTACAGATGGCACAGATTTTGCAGCATATGGGCTTCCAGATCCTAGAGATCAATACGGCAACAGAGACACTCTTGATACGACCTATACAGACAAGATAGATGCAGCCTTTATCGCAGATGTCTGGCGTATTATGGATCAAGCAGGCAATCTACTGGTGCGTAAGCATCACGACTACGGTCCAAAGAACATTGCTCACTCACCAGGTGGACCACTTAATGGTTTGCGTGTACGTATGTGGGACAAGATAGCTCGCATCAATAACTTACTAGACTCTGGCGTTAAGCCAAGCAACGAGTCCTTGCGTGATTCATTCTTAGATCTATTGAACTACTCTGCTATTGCAATGATGGTACTCGATGGCGTGTGGCCTGAGACAGAAGAGACTGACCGTGGGTGAATTACATAAGTCTATCTACGACATAGCACCTAGCGTTGCTAGTGCTGTAGCTCGTAGGTTTCGTGGGTATGTAGAGCGAGACGATGTACTACAAGAGTGTCTTGCTTGGGCATTAACACGTGGCAGACAGTTCGATGAGATGCTTAACGAACCTAATGCAGTTCAACGCGTCATCAATGAGAAGCGTATCGCTTGGCAGATGAAGCGTACGGCTGAGCGCTATGCTCGCAAGGAGAAGGCAGCCAAGTCAGGCTATCGCACAGGTGATGAAGCCTTCTACGATACAGCTATGATCGCACAGGTCTTGCCTCACGTGATCGCATCCATTGTAGATAACACAGTCTTAGAACAGGCACAGAACCTTATCAACGATGGCTCACCTAAGAAGCCTAGCGTTCCAGCAGAGGGTGGCAACCTGCTTGCTACCTTGATTGATGTCAAGCGTTCATACTTAAAGCTTGAAGTGGAAGACCAGACCATACTTCGTATGCGCTACCACGAGGGACTTACCTTGCAACAGGTGTCACAGATACTAGAGTGTGCAGTATCTACCGCAGATCGTAGATGCACCAGCGCCTTGCGTAAGGTGCAGAATAACCTGGGTGGTGACAACCCTTGGCAATGAAAGAGATTGATCTATTCTTATTCCTAATGGACAACAAGTACCCTGACCTGCAAAAGTCAGAGGGTATCTATGACTCCTTCGATTGCATTAGTCGTGACTCGAACGCATACATAGAGTTGAAGTGTCGCAATACTCATTATCCCACACTACTAATTGAAGAGATGAAGTATCGCAAGCTCATCACTCAGGCAGCAGAACGAGATCTCATTCCGTTCTACATTAACTCGACTCCAGAAGGAGTCTTTTCTTTTGACCTGATGGAAGTGGCAGAGCCTGAATGGTTTAGTCATTGGATGCCAGCAACCACTGAGTTCTCACGTTCTAACAAGGTCAGTAAGTTAGTAGGTTATCTACCTATCGAAGAGGCGGTGAAGCTCTGATGCAGTATGACTATCGTTGCACAGAATGTAATGGTGAATTAACTATTGAACGATCTATCCACGAAGACCCACGTGAGCCTTCCTGTTTTGATTGTCACGTCCCAATGGTACGCAAGTGGGACTCACCTGCCATCACCTTCAAGGGTAAAGGATTTTACTCTACTGGCGGATAGTGCTATAGTTTATGCACGGGGACAGCAAATCGCTGTTGAGTGCTGGCAACAAGCTCTAGTCTTAATTGGCTAGGGCTTTTTGTCTTTACAAAGTAAAGAACCCTACCGCGGAAGGGTGCAGTAGGGTTCTTCGGACTCGGAAGAGGTGAGCGTTTCAAACTGTATCAGTACCATCCTCTTCTGTCGCTATGTTGGAGAGCGCGACACGCAGATTTTCCATAGCGGTGTTCAAGGTATCGTAAACCGTGAAGGACTTGAAGTTCAGGTTGTCCACTACGCTCTCTAAGGAGCTGAGCAATTCCATAAGC